GTCTAACAGTATAACCACCTTCTATATAGGAATCTACTCTTGGGTCATCTAATCTTAAAGATACTTGTTGACCTTGTTGGTTAGTTAATGTTACCAATCTTTCTGTAGAAGTTTCGTTAGCTTCTTTTACTGCAGTAAGTGCATTAAGTAATCCAGTAGCTGTATCTTCACCTTTTTGTGAAGAAGATATTAAAGATAACGCCATGATAATACCGTCATCATACATCATGTCTTTTATTTTGCCTTTTTTTCCAGTACCAAAAAGTGATTTAGCCTTGTCTAAAGTTTTTACTGCAGTTTCATTATTGGCATCAGTAAGTTCTTTTACTTTTGTTTCTTTTTCATTTTCAGACAATGTGCTATTAGTTATTTCTTCAATAGCTTTTTTGTTTTCTGCAATAACTTCAACTGGATTTTCTACAGGTGTTTCTATTGGGTTACCATCTGGATCTAAATTTTGACTACTAGTAAATGCTTTCCATGCTTTAGCAACTGTAGATTTAGTTTGTTTTTTTGCTTCTTCAAATAAAGAATTATCTTTACGTGGTATATTTGCACCTAAATTTCTAAGTCTTTCATCTTCACGTAAAGTTGCTCTATATTCATCAACTGCTATTTTTTTCTTTTCTTCGAAGTCAGCTACTAATAGATCTTTTGCTTGACTTAAACCACCTATAGTAGTGTCTACTAACCCTCCAGCACTTGTAATTGCTCTATCTACTAAACCACCCTTACCACTCAAAGAGCTTGATACTTCATTGCCAGATGCTTGTGATTCGTTAGTGAAATCAAAAGTAGTATCACCTTCTTGGTATCTAGGTTCAGCACCAGCAAAATAACCAATAGTAGGATCTGTTATATATTTATTAAATAAATTTGCTCCAACATTAAAAGCCTCAGCAACAGGCCCACCTACACTTGCAACATCTTGAAAAAATGGTACACGATCACCTTGTTCGCTTTGTAATAAAGAATTTGGATTAACTTGCGTGCCTGCACGTATAGGTTGAAAAGCATCTCTTTGTGGTATATTTAATCCTGATTGCCTCATTCTTGCGTCATCTCTAATTTGAGATCTATAACCACTTTCTGCAGCTTTGTTTAATTCGATACGTTGTCTATTAGTCAAGCCCATAGGTCGAGTTGTAGTAAATGGTCTACTTCTGCCTGAATATAAATCAGGTGCTAAATAATCTTGTGCAGATTGTGATGCTTTGTCACTTAATAAACCTAATTGTGATACTGGGTTTAATAGATAATCATAAATTGTTGCCATAATAATTTCCTATGCAAATGCTCCTAGTAATGCTCCGCCTACGGCATAAGCTGGGTTGACTGCACTACCTGCTGCAGTTAAATATGAACCTAAAGAAGCTCCACCTAAAGCACCACCAAGTCCGCCTAATAATGGATTTGCTCCTGGTGAAGTTTGTGCTGCAACAGGAAATCCACTTGCTATTGGACTAATAAGTCCAGCATATTGTTGTAATTGTTGCATTGGTGCTGTTTGACCAAATTGAAATCTTTGTATTTGATCTTGTAATTGTCTTTGTGCTAAGTTTTCATACGCAGAGCCTACGCCACCTAAGTCAGCGATTGCTCCTCGTCTACGCATGTCAATACCTTGTTGAATACCTGGTAATTGTCCTGCAGCTTGTAACTGTCTACCAAGACCTGTTTCCATACCTGCTTGTTGTCTAGCAATGTCAGCCTGTGAACCACCATATAATCTACCTAATTGGCTTTCTAACGCTGATTGTTGCCTTTGTAAGTCTGCTTGACCACCACCATATTGTCTACCCATTTGACTTTCTAATGAGCTTAATTGACGACCACGTTCTTGTGAACCTAATTGTGCAGCAATAGGTGCATACGCTTGAGCCACACCTCTAGCTGTTGCTTGTTGAGCCATAGGAGAAGTACCTGTTCTACCCATACCACCAAATTGTGATTGTACTGAACCTAATACGTCAGAAGTAATACCTTCACGAATACCTGATAAATAGTCTGCTTGTGGCGTTAATCCTGCATAAGACGAACCTAAACCTTGTGTCGTCATGCCTGGCATAGAACTACCAAATCCTGTACCCATTCTACCTGTGTAAGATGACATAGGTGATTGAGCAAACTGACCAAAGGTCTGTGCAGCTTGTGCTTGTAATGGGGAATCTTGTGCTTGCTCTAAGGCTTGTGCTTGTTGTAAGTTAAGAGCTTGTTGAGTTTGGTCTGCAAACGGTACTACGGTGCTAGTAGGAAAAAACTCTCTACCTAATCCACTACGGTAAATATTTTGTGCTTCGCCTAATATATCCTGTAGATAGGGTTCTGCAGGTGCGTAAGGCTCTGTTCTTGATGTAGTTGTTTGATTTCCACCGCCACTTGACATACTTATTTCTCCAATTTCTTTTCTAGTAAATAATGGGTTGTTTTAAACCCTTTTTGTTTTAATATTTTTGACCATCCAGGTCTTGCATAAGTTTCAAAGTGTGTACACTTATTACTTTTAGCCCATTTTTCAATGTCGTGCAATCCATCTTGCCAATCTTTTCTATTCTTACCTGTACAGATAAAAATGTTAGCTACCTTGCTATTTGGTCGTATAATGATTCTAGTCACTACGACTGCCTTTAATTTTTGTTTTGCTGTCTCATCCCAACCTAGCCATAATTGACAACTACCATCTACGCACCCAGCATAAACGTCTGAGGTATTGTAATGGTGTCCTGAATAAGCTAGTGCCTTAGTAATTGAATCATCAACTAAGTTCCAAACTGTTTCTATATTTTCTTGCGGTATCTGTACTATGCCGATCATGTAACTTCTAAATAACTTGTGATAACGTGTAGTCTATTGGCTGTAGTAGCCGTTGCTTTTAATATATCAGAAGCACCTAATACTAGTGTAGAATTGTGTCCACCCATACCTTGTATAGTAGCTTTAGCTCCAACAAATGCATCTTTTAAAAACTGAAACGTATCACTACCATTTACTATAGTAAGTGAAATACTGTCATCATTGTTACTATCTTCGCATATTATGATAGATTTGACAATAACAGTAGTACCACTAGCAACAGTAATTAATGCTGTAGCATTAGTTGTGGTTAGATCTACTTTAGAATTTTTGTAGGTGTGAGCCATTATTCTATGCCTTCATCAATATTAAATGTTTTATACGGTTCTTTAATTGCTGTTTCATCAAAACCAGATGCTAGATTTTTGTGGAACTCATCTAGTGCATTGTGTTCACAGTTAGCACATTTACAAGTTACACAGACACCACCATTACCACAATGACAACTATGTTCGCAATTCTTACATTGATCTATGCTAGAAACCATGATGTTACCTCTTGATTTTCATCGTTGTGATAACGAATTAATTGATTAGTAAGTTCTTCTACAATTAACTGAAACTCCTCAGTTGAGTCAATGTTTTGATAGATGTATTGTAGGTCTATTTTACTAGCCATTATCTACCTAACTTTTGTCCGCCACCAGTTTGTCGGCCACGTGATGCACCTAAATCTCTATTAGCTTGTTGTTTATCTCGACTAGCACCACCAGTAGAAGGTCTTGAATTTCTTGCTTCTCTTGCTTGACGTTCTTTTTCTGCTTGTTTTTGTAAATCTCTAGCGTTTTGTTGTGCTTGTAACGCTTTAGCTCTTTCTGCTTCACTTGGAGATCCTATACCAAACAATCCATAACCTGATTTTTTATTAACAATATCACGTTCTACATCTGTTTTTAAAAGTTCTTTTTGTTGTTCTGGAGTTAATTGAGATATTATATCTCTATTTAAATAATCTCTAGTTACATTATTATCTACGTTCATATTATATTTTGATCCTGCTAATGCATTTTTAGTTTCATCATCTAAAAGACCAAATAATTGTCTTTGGGTATTTTCATCTAAACCTTCAAATCTTCTTGCTTCTTCACCAGGTACTAACTTACCTATACCAGAAAGTAATCCTAGCAATGGAGTAGTAAAAGGTGTGCCAGTTACTGGTTTTATATTACCATCTTCATCTATTGAAAAAGTTTGATCGCCAAAAGATTCAAATCTTCCAGAAAATGTATTTTGATTAGGGCCGTTACCACCACGATCTTGCATAGTAGTAGTAGCTACATTAGACGGTATGTTACCAGTTACAGGTATGTTACCGTATTGGTTAAATTGACCTGGATTATAAGTGCTAGGATTGTAAGGTAAAGTAAAGCCACCAGAACCAAACTGTCCGCCAAAGGTAGTAAATTCACCTGGTTGATACGGTAGTTGAAATTGATTAGCATCAAATTGATTTTGTGCAATACCACCCATAGGGCCAAAAACATAATCAGAAGCTGCATTAGGATTGTAATTACCAAACAAACTTTTAATTTTAGTAGTATCAGTATTAGCTACGTTTTCTGTTAATATTCCAGTAGATTCTCTTAATTGATTTAAAAACGGGGTATCGCCTAATAATGACATCATCTATATCCTTCTTTGATTGCTTCTACATCAATACCTTGTGCATCTGACCAAGTAGTACCTGCTGGTATTTGTAAGTTAAATTTAAAATATCTTGCTGATTTGTGAAACGGTATCGTTCCTGTAGCGTGCATACTAGACGCACTAGAAGTCGTGCTAGAGTCAGCAACTCTATTACGAAAACTTATCGTACCTGTAGCAGAGCTTGTGTCAACTATAGGTCTTACGTGAGTAACTAGTGACCTATGCATAGGAAATATTTCTGTTTCATTCGTACCGATAGAGGCTGCTAATGCATCACCACCAAAAGATCCAAGCGAGTGTGAAGTATTGAATACACCTAAAGTTCTTAGTCCACCAATAAATGCTGCACTATCTAAAGATATAGTAATAGCATCTAAATCATTTGCACCTGATGACGGATAATCATCTAAGTCATCTAATGTAAATCCAGGTGATAGGTAATCAATTATAACTTCGTGATCTAATTCTACTAATGACCATCGTTGACTTGCTATATGGTAAATAATAATTTTATCGTTTTGGATGCCAGCGTTTGTTCCTGTAGCTGACGGATATGACCACATAACTAATTTGTTTTCATGGTCATAAGAAGCTCTAACACGTTCTCTTAACTCAAACTTTAAATCATTATAAAAGAAACGATCTACTTTGTTTGCACCAATAGGTTGTGATTGCGTACCGTTAGTTACATAAAAACCATCTTCTGATAGATAGTACACTAGATTACCAACTTGTATTACGTTCTTACCTTGTACCGCACCTCTGTTTTCTTCTATACGTCTGAATGAGAATACAACATTACCACCACGATAATCCATACGAGTGATACGATCTTCTTGAAATATCAATCCATACTGTCCACCAGTAATACCAGTAATAACGCCACCTTCAGGTAACACTTCAGAGTCAGATTGATTAACTCCTGCTGTCCAAGAAGTGGGATCATTAAAACTAGACCATTGTACTTTGTTCTGTGCAGAGCTAGTAAAACCTGTAACTAAAAAATTACCAATAACTGCAGCATGTCTAAATGCTGGTGGTGAGCCTGCTAATGCAGCAAAGTCAGTAGATGAATCTAATGTCCATGCTTGCGGAGCATCGTCACCATTGAAAGCAATTACTACTTCACCAAATCTAGCAAAATCCCAATAGGACTCAGCAGAGAAACTAAAAGTAGTACCACCACTTTCGTCTACAAAAGCATTAGATGTTAGTTTGTAAAGTTTAGTAGCATCACCTGCAAAAATAGATACTACACCACTGTCTGATTTAAAAGCTCTAGCACCCTGACATCTCGCTGTTAAGGCATTACTTGAGGTTACTGCTATGTCATTAAATGGTCGGTAACTGTTTACCGCAGGAAAAACATTAGTAGCTTCGGTTGCACCAGGATTCATGTGATCTGGTAAGTCTGGTAGCCATTCTGCAAAAGGTACTTGCATTATACGTTATCAAAATTGTTAATGTTGATACCTGTTCTTTGTACTAATGGCGTAGCATTATACTTGTCTTTTTCATCTGCCATTTCTACTTGTTGTAAGCCTGATTCATATTGTGCTTTAAATTGACTTACAGTTTGCGGATCCATACCACGAATAAATGTACTAGCAAAATATAACGCACCATAAAGATATACATCTGGGTGGTTAGTTAAAATGTGATTGGTGGCAACTGATGCACTTAACGAATCAAAGGCTTTATAAAATACTAATGTAGCAGTATAAGAAGCGTCAGGTGTTGGACTAAATCTAAAGTTAGTGCCTTCTATAGAGTAAGCTCTTGGTTTACCAGTTTCACTAGACCCTTGTGTTTCTGCTTGATGAAACGGAGTCATAAACTGTAATGCAGTCTTAGGATTAGTCGGTATAACAAAACTTCTAGCTTGTAAGAAACCAGTCGGTAATGCTTCGGTCTCAGTATCTATAGTAAACGAACTAGAGTTTTCCATAGCACGCACTCTAAGTCTACGATTAAAGTCTGCTTCTGTTAAGACAATAAAATCTACAATCTCTGTAGTTAAATCATCACGTGCTAAAAAGTTAGCAATAGCAGTTTGTAAGTTTGAATAGTTATCTAAAGCCATTACAGTCGTTTTTCTCCTACCCTAAAATTTTGAAATTCATTACTGTTAACCATATTCTTTATTATTTCACGTTGCGTTTCTTTGTGCAACTGGTGCCAATTAGAATGACCAAAAAGTTGTTTAGTTTTTATTTGTAATGCAATTAAGGGTATTTGTGCAATACGTTGAAACTCACCTTTTTGTTCTAGTGATCTATGGTTTCGAGCTATTTTATTTTGTTCTAATATATTTGTAGTGTCTTGAGATTTTTTTATAACTAACTTATGAGTTGCTTCATCTACATAAATATCTTTATTTTGTGAATTATAAACTTCAGTTGTCATATTACAGTTCTGTTGTATCTACTGCATAAGCATCTACAAGCACTCGCCAGCCGTATGTATCAGACATAAACACAAGTCCAATACCTGTATTTTCTGTCGTCAACGTCAAGTCTGCAGATAAACCTTGTATCTTTTTACCATTTCTACCAACGGTTAAGTTAGCACTGTCAAAGTTTGCAGCACTGTCTAGTATGTGTATTTCATCACCAACCGCAGGACTACTTGGTAAAGTAATTGTAAATGCAGCTGTTGTTGCAGTGTCAGCTAATAGTCTGTCACCAGCTACTGCTGTATATGCAGAGGTTTTAACAGTCCATCTTTTTAACGCACCATTAATTGCTTCAGTAGTTGTAATTGTGTCTACAAATGTATCTTTAAATCGTAAAGAGGTTGTACCTAAATCTACATCTGAATCTGTAATTGGTGCAAGTACACCATTAGATATACTTACTTGTTCATCACCAGCAGCAACGAAAGCAAAAGAATCTGATGCGTGTTTATAATGAATACCACCAGAGTTAGAAGCAGCATTATCTCCAAAGTCAATAAGACCTATGTTATTAGCACTACCAGCCATTTGTATACCTGGTCTATTATCATCTTCAAATACAGCACATTGAGTAGTTGCATATACTGGACTTGATGCTTGATCATTTACTACATGAAGTCTTAATGCAGGACTATCAAAATTAATGCCTACTTTATCTGCACTACCATCAATAAATAATAAATCTTGTTTAGTATTACCTTCAAATCTTGTGTCAACACTATCACCATCTTCATTAAATACAGTACCTGTAAATAGATCGGTGATTGTTATTTTTTTAGTGGCAGTTGCACTGGTGTCTACTATAGGTAGAACGTCTGCAGCAGCAGCCGATGTCAATGCTGTTAAATCACTAATCTTACTATCAGCCATGTTTAATCCTCTTTCTTAATACTTTTGTTCTTTGTTTGTTCTTGTTTTGTTGTTTAGAGCTTTGCTCTTTAATCTTTAATATTTTTACTAATTCTTCAAATATCATTAGTTCTGTATTGGAGTATCAGTAAAGTAAGAAACACCTACACCATCTTCACGTATGATGTTATCGCCTGTTTCTAATAATAGGTATGTTAAATCTTCTAGGTTTATGGCATCGTTAGGTACGTCAGTTCTTCGGTTACGATACCTGTCCTGACTACGGATGGCAAAAAATGCTGGTCTCATTATTGACTAAGTTCAGTTACTCTAGATGTTCCTGTTACAGAACCTACTCGTAGTACTGCAACTTTATCTGATCCAGCAACTCTAAAATACTCTACAGTAAATGCTGGTAATATAAATGATGATGAACTGGCAGTTGGTGCAGAAGATATTTCTACATAAGCGTCTACAGTAGCAATGACTCTTATTTCTCTAGTGTTAGCATTAACTGCACTTGAGGCAGCAGATGATGCACCTACAGCTACAGTTTGCGTTGCACCCATTTTAAATGTTGTTGGAGCTTTCATATTTTATCCTTAAATAAAAGGGGAGGCCGAAACCTCCCCTAATTAGTATTATTGGTTAATGTCGAGAATGATGCCGTGTGCAGCTTCATTACGCATTTCCAGAGTCCATTCAACTAAAAGTTGTTTTTTCTCTGAGTCACCAGTTTTAGCAAGATCGCCAATTTGGAAATCTCTTAGGTACGCAGCAGCAGCCATGTCAGACTGAAGTAAGAAACAAAGTTTCTCATCAGTTGTTGCCATAACTCTGTTAGGTACTACTTGGATGTCACCAAAGTCAGATGAATATACATCGATTGCTGCATATTCTACTCTTTTATCAGCAGGGCCAAAACGAGTTGTGTTCGCATTGAATCCTGAGATTACTTGTTTAACAGATGGTGGAACTACCAATAGATCTAAGTCACCGCCAGAAGTGTAAACTTCTTGTATAACAGTTTTTAAGATTGTTTCAGTAAGATCTCTGTCTGTACCTGAGTTAGGTAAGTCAGTACCAGAACCAGTTGATAGTGAACCATTAGTTCCAGCGTCACCATTTGTTTTGATCCAAGTTGGAAGTGAACCTAGGTCTCTAGCATCAGTAGCATCGCCTGCTTCTTGAACTGTACCTTTGATTAGTGCAAATTCCATATCTTTTTTAAGTTCTTTAGATTTCTTTGCAATTTGATATGCCATTTCGTCAGCTCTACCAGCAGCGTCTACACTTGACTGAGTTCCAGATAAAGCGATTACTTTGTCTTGAATCTGAGTGAAGTTAAAAGCTCTAGTTGTTGCTACCATAGCATCAATAGTTGCATCGTCACCTTCGATAACAGAGTTAGCAGCAGGTGCAGCAAGTGCGTCTAGTTGCCATTCATGTTTCGTTCCTTTAGCTGCAGTTCTAGGAATTGCAGATAGTATTGGAGTATCTTCTGGAGAAATGTTGTAAATTACATCCGTCAAATCCTCTCGAATACCAGTAGTATCAAACGTATCATATAAGTTTGTTGGTTGTGCCATAAGGCCTCCTTGTTATTTGTTAGACTAAATTACGAAAAAACTTAGCAGCGTCTCTGACCTGTCCAGTCTTACGTAATTTTGAGAGTTGTTGACGCTTCGCTTCTGCATCAGCTTGACCTTTACTTTTAGCCACTCCACCTTTAACAACCTTAGGAGCATTAGCCACTTTCTTTTTAATCTGTGGCTTTGCTTTCTGTAGATTACGATAGGACATCGCATCCTTAACAAGCATCACGTATCTGTGATCGTATACACTATTGATTTCTGTATCATTAAATCCAATGTTACCAAGATAGTCTCTCATTTGTTGTTTAAAACGAGGGCCTTTTTGTTCATCCATAAACTCTGGAATTTTTTGACTAAGAAGTTTTTGTTGTTCACCTAAGTATTTATTAAACTCTTGAGATTGTAACTCTTGAGTTTGCTGTTGTACTTGAGCTAATTGTTCATGCTTTCTACGCATTTTATGCTCTAGTCTAGCAGCTTCTACTGGATCTTCATCATATAGCTTCTCAAAATCAACTTCAGCGTATTCTTGTTGTAGTTGTGCTTGTGCAGCGTTATTAAGTTGGTCGAGCTTTTGTAGTTTAGCTTCAACGTCTTTTTTGGATCGTTCAACAAATTCACTTGACTGGTTTCTTTCCTGTGCAAGTTCCTGTGTTTTACGAGTGTAATCTGCATTTCGTTGATACCCTTGAATTAACTCCTCTAGGTTGACCGATAGATCTGTACCATCAACGGTTACAGAATAGTAAGGTTCCTCAGAGTTCTCTTGTATATCACTCGACTCAGATGTTTCTTCTGCCTCATAAGACTCAGTCTCATCAGGGCTTTCAGTTTCTTCAGTAAGAATTGCTTCTTCTGTTTCTACTGTTTCAGTTGGTTCCTCAGATACTTCTGTAGGAACAGTTTCAATAGGTGCAGATTCTTCTCCAGTCATAAGACTTTTGATAATGTTTCCTGCTTCTATTACGTTAGTTGTTTGGTTATCAGCCATAACAACCTCCTTTCGTTAAATGTTACACTCCTGATAGGGTTGGTGTATTCGATTTAAGTCGAATTCTTTTTGATTTGATTTAGTTGTGCAGACGCTAGTTTGCCTGTTTCCATTACAGTTTTAAAATGGTTCTCAACTTTATCAGTTATGTGATACGCTTGCCATAGGGCTTTTCTTACAGCGTCATCATCATGTTTAGTTTGAAACATTGCAGATTGATATTCATCTTTTAACAATGCAAATGCTTCTACGAATAGTGGCTCATCAAGCAATAATTTTGCTCTTGTAGCTCGTTGTACTTCAGTATTTAATTTATTCTTGTCCATCATTAGGGTTTATCACAGTTTGTTGACTGCGGTCAAGATTACCTAGAACAGTTTTTTGTTGTTCGTTAATTGCACGTTGTGCTTGTTCTTGTATCTTGCCTTGTTGCACTATTTCTTCTTTAGCTAACATAGCATTATTACGCATTTCACCTTCGTTAATTTTAGTTCCATATTGTAACTCAAGTTCTTTAATACGAGTTTCAAATTTAAGAATCATTTCTTGATAGTCTTTTTCTAACTGTTTTACTTTAAGCTCACTATCCATTTGTTTTCTATAGTTTTCACCCTGTACTTGTAACTGTGAAACTTTTTCAAACTCTGTTGGTTGTGGTGGCTGTGGTGGTGGCATGTTTTGCATACCAATGTCAGGATCAGTAAAAAATGCATTAGGGTTTTTAAGACCAGCGTTTTCTACAATCTTACTTAGCGTGTTATATATGTTACGCAAGTTAACCATAGGCCCTGCAGGTGATCCCTGCAGTTCTAAACCTTTAAGTTGAGTTTGTAATATGTTATTTAAAATAGATAACTGTTGATCTCTTGATCCAGTACCTAGTCCAACACTTATAGAAATGTTGCAACGATTACGCCATTCCATAGGTCTAAACGGAACAAAGTTATTTCTTATTTTAATAATTCGTTCTTTATCTTGGTGTTTTACAACTAGTTCAAACATTTTTAAGAACATGTCTTTTACACCTGTCTCTGCAAAGATACGTGCAATAAGTTCTACTCGCATTTGTGCTTGCGATAGTATCGTGTTGACACCTGTAGCTGTTTTGTTTAACGAGTCAGCATCCATACCTTGTGAGTATCTAGTAATACCTGTGCGTTGCTCTCTAACCGTATCAAGATATTCCAACATAGGAAACGCTTGATTGTTAATAGTTTGCGTTTGCATTGGCATCATTACTTGTCCAGGCGAACCTTTAGTTCTAACTACACCACCTGGTCTATTGGTTAATAGGTCATCAAGGTTGACCTGTCCATCCATTACTGCAACTCGGTTGTTGTTTGTAAGGTACATGTTGTCTAGTAACTGACGCATAACTGTAGACTTAATTAACTGTAAGTCCTCAGTCATTTCAGATACAGAACGACCATAAAATCTGTGTGGTACGATGATAGGTGTTACTGATACAAACGGTATGCTATCACATAGTTCGTTATCTAATACGGTATAGCCTTCTGTGCCTGCTAAAGTTATTTTTCTTAACTTAGCAACGCCATCACCTTCTTCATCTATTCTGATGTAACATTCGTAGATTGAAATTTCATCCGTACTCGCCTCACCAGCATTACTATCATAATCATAATCAAGATTACGAAAACGAGTAATTTTTTCTTCATTGTATTTATCTTGCGTGTCCGAAGGTAAGCTGTAAACTTTATCATGGTCAAAACCTGCTTCTATAAGTTGCGTTCTAGTAACAGTAGTTCTATGTGCAACAAAATTTGCCTCTGCAATACTTTTAGCTCTACGTTCTATTAAAAATTCTTCTGGTGGTATTGCTTCTACTTTTACTTTACCAAATGTTTCTTTGCGTTCTATAACTACGTCATGTAACATAGGTATTTCAAATTGTTCAATTTGATCTAAATATAATTCTTCAGCATCTGCTGCTACTAACTGTTCAGGTACATTTTTTTTTGCTTCTTTTTTTTGTTTTACAGCTTCAGGATCTTCGTATTCCGTATGTTCTTTTACTTCAACGCCATCTTCATCCAACAACATAGTGTATTCATCTTCACTAAGTTTTTCGTATGACTCACGTTCAATCTTTTTATTAGTGTCCCAATAGATTTTAGCTACACCATTTTTTTGTATTAATGCATCTTTAAAGAGTGTGTATAGCGTAATAAACCCATCGTTATCTTTATTAAACACGTAGTTAAGATAGTCACTAGCTTGTTTAGCAACTTCTTCATCTTCGGCAGTAACAGGTTCACACTTGACAATCTCGTCACTAGCAGCAAAGGTTCTTAGTAGTGTTGGTAGAATAGACTCAATAACATCAGATACGTCAGTCGATACAACTTGTGATCTACCTTCTTGCTCGTTACCAAACGGTTCACCAAAGTAATACTCTAATGATTTTTGTCTTTGTTCTGTAATGTCAGAACCTATGTAACCTAGAGACGCTTTGATCTCTGAGCTTACTATCGAGCCTACTTCTAATTCTGTAAGTGGTTTACCTTTTGCCATATTAAACTATATACCTTGTATCTACGTTAATTTCTGTTTGCCATTGACTTGTTGTGTCAGGGTCTATTGCACAACCGTATCTAAATGCATCAGCACCATGTGACGCCCAGTTGTGTAGGGGTTTATTTTTAAATGTTTGCATTTTATCGTCAAAATCTTTGCGGTATTGTCGCAAACAATCAATACCATACTTACATCGGTTCTTATCAAACCAACATCTATCTAATGTGTTTCTAACCGCCTCAATACCATGTTGTATCTCTAGCTTTGGACAGACATCAAAGTTAATACCTAATTCATAAGCTACCTCTAGTCGTGATTTACCTGTACCTAATTCTCTTGCCACAATATCATGTGGTGCTACGTGTCGACTATAGTTGTAGCCTTTATCTTGTAATACATTTGCATAATGTGCCAGTGATTCACCTGACGTTTCATAGTAATCTATCAAATGTATCTCGTTGCCGATGCGTTGTGCAAACCAGATACTAGTAGAATCACCAATACCTAAATCCCACCACGTTTCTACACCGACACTTTTATCGTAATCTACAATTTCGATGCGATTTTCTTTTTCAGCTTTTTGTATTTGCTTGCCATAATAGGCACCACTGACTGCAGCTTGAAAACTACACTCATATTCCTGCTCAAATTGATCTTCTGGCATAGTAGCTCTAGCAGATTCAAGTTCTTGAGCATCGATAATTTCTGTTTCACTTGCTCGATATAATTGGGCATACCAATCCTTTCCTGTTCGTTTTGCAAAATCGTAAACATCCCAGAACTGATTGTGGCCCATAGGAGTTCCAATAAATATAACGTAACCTAACTTGTCACTTACTGCAGGTCTAACTACTTCAGTCCAAGTACGAGGTGACATGAGTGCGAACTCATCCATGCATACACCGTCAAAGCCTAAACCTCTAAGTGCATCTGGGTTGTCCGAACCGAAGATTTGAATTCGTGATCCATTCCATAGATCAACCTTCAGCTCAGTTTCATGTCGTTTACCACCGAGTTTCATTAAGGGTTCTGTATATTCTTTTAAATAGTCGTAAGCGACTGCTTTACCCTGGCGATAGGTCGGTGCAATATACGCCAATCTTGCATTTGGTATCTCACAAGCTGTCATAATTAAATGATTGATTGCAAACACCGTCTTGCCAAACCGCCTATGACAGCAGATGACATTAAATCTCTTGAGATCGTTGTGGATCTTTTCTTGTAGTGGTCTTGGTTCGTAAGGTATTTCTAATTCCATTACTTACGTTTGTTCCAACGTCTTTTCCAAATCCAACTTTGTAGTTTAGCTAATAAGCGTTCAAACATATTTAGTAGTTTATTCATTTAATTTTTTTCTAGCATCTTCTAAAGTGAATTCACTAGGTAAACTTATTTTTGATAGGTCTATTGCTTCTTTAAACACATCATCACTTAAATATAGTTTTGTCAAATCACTATCTATACCGTTCTCCATTTCTATAACTGATTTAACTATAGAAGGCAAGTCAGCCTTAGTTACTTTATCTTTACCTACAAATTTTTTAACATAATCAATGTAAGCATTAGTATCGTTTTCACTAGGAGGAGCGTACTCGCTAATTATTTTAGTAAGATCACCTTTATGTCTATCTATTTTTGTAGTTATATCCCTTGCAACTGCTCTTACTCCCATTTGCGGAGAATCAAATACAGAAAATCTGTCAGCATAAGTTTCTCCAGTCTCTCCAGCGTACCCTTGGCCTGTTTCTATATTACCTGGATTATTAAATTGTACTGGCCCTTCTAATAAACCTTGATTAGGTTTCATTACAGGCATCATTGTGCCTAGCAAACCCTTAATCACGTTTCTTTTTTCTCCAACCAATAGTAACAGCGACAGGCTTATCGTCATCACCACTAATAGTGCTATTAACCGAAGATAATCTTGAGTGTACATACGGTGCAGCTCTTTCTGCAGCCCACATTTTCTTTTCAGGGCTAGTTTTTTTAGTATTAAGGATGTTTAACATATATTCGAGTGGAGTTACAGTACCCTTGTTAAGCATTTTCTCTAAGCGTTCTGCTTTTGTACCAGCTTTTACGCCTTTAGGTCGCCCTGAGCCTGGTCTTTTACCACCATGTGCCATAATTATTTCCTTTTCTTAGCATTTCCACCTTCTTCTAGCTTGTCTTATCCTAGAATTAGGATCATTTTTAGTTTTTGTTGAAGATCTTTTAAGTTGACCCAATGATCTAGCACAATATGACTTACGTCTCTTGGCATCTTTAGATCCAGCTTTAACTTTACCAGTAACTGCGGTCTTTAATTTACTACCAGGGTTAGCTCGCCTGTAAGCAGCTACACCTTTTTTAGTCATACCAGCACCAGATTTGGTCTTACGATAGTTTCCGCCCTTACCAGTAGTCTTTGGTATGGCCATTACTTTTTCTTACGTTTAGACTGTTTTTCTAATTTTTTTATTGCCTGATCCATAAGTGATAAAGGCATAAAACCTAAAACTTTAGAAGGAGTTTTTCTTTTTTTCATTACTTTTTCTTTCTTTTCTTGAGTTTCTTAAAATCAGCACCTGTTATCTTGTTACGAGGTTTAGCAACACGTGCTAGAGCTTTTTGTTTTTTACTGTACTTACTAAAAGGCATTATTTCTTCTTCTTTTTAGCCGTCTTAGCAGATCGTTTTAACGCCTTATCAGATACAGAACCTTTACCAGGTTTGCTAGTACCCTTCTTTTTAGCTCGGTTCATATAGTAATATAAACCTTTTTTAGCTGTGCCACCGTCTTTAGTTTTATGAAAACCCTTTTTAATTGCCATTTTTATGCCTCATTTGTACTGGGAACTTAGCTGTTAAGCTCGCACCCTTATGTTTTTGAAATTTGCCTGTATGCTTCATTAGTTTAAAACCCTTACCAGCTTTCATCCAATGGAACCCACTAGGAGCTTTGACGTTCTTTTGCACTATTTTTTTTTACCTTTTTTCTTAGTTTTTTTCTTAGTTTTCTTTTTATACATTTTACCGTACATAATAACTCCTGTTTAAATTGATTTTAAGGTACCTTACAGACGTAATTACTCTATAAGGGTTGCTGGTACCATATTAAGGTTACCTGCTACGGTACGTCTCTCTCCAGCCCCTTCAAAGGGATAGACACAGTGCTGACACCATGATGGAAACATAACGATCTTACCCACCACTGGTTTAACCATGCGTGAGAATGGTGGTCGTAACTCCTCAACGCCACGTGAGCTAGTCTGACCAAAATGAAATTGTAAGAACCCATCAGCAATACCGCTAGAATCGATGAGATCACGGCTATTATATTCAGGTTGGTCGGTAATCTGTTCTGGGATTTTAGTCCAGGTGCTAAATGATAAGCCCATAACGGTATCGGTACCATGATCGTGTACTGGGTTGTAATCCCTCTCATAAGAGTGGACTGACCATAAGCTATGGAAATTAGGCATACGTTGTAAAGGTTTGACCCCTACGGTTTTGCAGAACTGTTGTAGGTAGTTCTGTGACATATTTGCCACAACTTGGGTAAACGGTTTGACCAGAGGATCTTCCGTATCAATCTTAAGCTGCTCACCATGGGATATTTGACCCACCAGTTTATGAGCAAATGACTGACCACCCTTTTTATGCCTAGCATCGAGGTATTTATTTAAACCCCCCACTATGCGGTCATCCAGTTGGGTTTCCAAAAACAGCACCGCAGGTGCTACACTAAATTTAAGTTCTAATTCCATATAATCCTTTTATATAAAACCCCCCCTATAATCAATAGCCAATACTGATTTAGTTTACATAAGTCAATATATACGCAGAGGGCGGTCAAATTTAAATGATGCTATGCCTTGCTGTAAAACCCCTACCTTTTATATATTCAGAAAGAGTAGGTTATAAGCCATATATTATATTCGCATAATATATC